GGTATAGTATTTACGGGTAAATTAGATACTGGTAATAGTGCTAGTGCCTGTAGTATCCACGCAGAAGATGTGGTGATTAAGGGTAAGAGTGTTACTTGGAATATGAATGGTGATAAATACTCTAAACCACTACACAGAACTATCAAATTAATCAAACCAGAAGAGTCACGACCTGTCGTTTTAATGGATATAAACTTTTTAAATATTACTTATAGAATGGAGGTGTCTTTAGACACTAATAGAAACAGGATACCGCTTCTCTTGAATAGGGACTTTATGCGAAGAGCTAATCTTATGATTAATCCTGCTCGTAAATTTATGTTAACAGATATAAAAGAAGTGGAGCTATGAAGTCATTTTCCCAGTTTATCGAAGAGAGCTATGGTGGTCCAGGCATGTGGATGCCGAAACAAAAAGACGGCAAGAACTGGATTGTCGCATACTCTATTACAATGAACGGCAAGACCACTGAGGTAGATAGAAAATTTAGAATCAAGTCAGACGCATTGAATTTTATAAAAGATTCTATAAAAACTTTAAAGAAAGACGATAGGGTGACCTCTTTTAAATTTGACAAACCGAAAGAATATAAGAAATGAAATCATTTTCCCAGTTTATCGAAGAGGGTTTTCTCGATGACATATTAGCAGACTTCGAACCCGTCTCTAAGGCAGAGATCGATAAGGTGATGAAGAAGTCGGACGCTGTACTCGCAAAGTATGCCAAGCCAAAGAGTCCGTACAAGTCATACAAACCTCGCAAGTACAGTGGGCAGAAACAAGAAGGGTTTTCTGAGTATGTTCGTTCACAAGGCGAACTGAAGAAAGCATGTGGTGGTAAGGTGACTCTCGATAACATCATCAGGATATTCGCGAACGATAACATAAAGGTTGCCGATAACTTCCAACCCATGATCGACATAACAGAGTTGTGGAAGATAAGAGAATACGACCGCAAGATGATTGATGGTTACACTGGTAAGAACACTGAAGCAGAAATGAAGAAACTGACTGCTGACATTAAGAAGAACGGAATCAAAGAATACGGTTATGTAACCATCGACCGAAGAAAGAACGGTGACGTTGAAGTTCTTCTGGGCGAAGGCAATCATAGACTTGGAATTGCAAAGGCAGTCGGCATCAAGCAGATGCCCATAATGTTCTCATACGGAAACATATAATGTTAAAGTTCTCTCAATACATAGAAGAAGCGTTCAACTCTCCCTATAAGATTAAAATGAAGAGGATATACGAAAAGCAATATAAAGGGAAGACGAAACTCAAAGACGGTTCACAGTTGGATGTGATTGCCACTCGCCATATGAGTGGTTCTACTGAGTTCTATTGGGAAATACTTTTCAAGAGGTCGGGATCAACTGATGTAACTGGTGAAGGCGACCAGATGAAAGTCTTTGCGACCGTCATTGATGCTATCAGACAGTTTATAGATCAGGAGGACCCCGAAGAATTCTTCTTCAGTGCCGACAAGTCATACGCCTCCTTTAAGGCGGCTGTCCTCAGGGCAGCCGGAAGCGACACAAGAGACAAAGGATGGCATGAAATGGAAAGTCGAGAGAAGTTATATAGCCGTTTGGTTAAGAGGTATTTGTCCAAAGGATATAAAGTAAAAGAGACTAGTAGTATTCATGGAACTGATTTTGTGCTGACAAAAAAATGATAAAGTTCTCTCAATACATAGAAGAAGCGTTCAACTCTCCCTATAAGTTTTCTGGTGGCCAGAGAGACAATGACCTCTATAGTTACAAGTTCGACACTCTTGATGTCAAGAAACAGGGTCGACTTCTTTCAAAACAGGGTCTTCGAGGAAGTCGAGTTGATGTGATGATAACGGGATCAGAATCTCCAGAGGATGAAGATGAATATATGTGGGAGTTAAGTTTCAGTCGCCAGCATTATGGTTCAGATAAAACTAGATATGACGTGACAGGTGAAGGCGATGCAATGCGAATATTTGCCACTGTCATAGCAATTTCTAATGATTTTATAAAAAGGGAAAACCCCAAATATGTCGTATTCGGGGCAGAGAAATCGAAAGACTCTGGTGGATCTAAAGAGTTACAGAGTCGCGAGAAGTTATACCTTAGAATGGCAAAAAAATACTTCGGCAACAAGTATAATATAAGGATGAATGCTGGTAGTAGAGAGTCTTTATTTTTCTTGGATAGAAAGAAATGATAAAGTTCTCTCAATACATCGAAGAGGCAAAGACCGAAAAGTCTCATCCGTGGTATGTTCACTCTCCCAGTTCGTTCAAGTCTCACAGAAATATGGGTAGGTTTGAATCAGAAGAAGATGCGAAAGCATACGTTAAACGGACACAAAAGCACATGCCCGATAATCTATTAAAGGTAGGAAAGGGAAAATTACCAAAATAGTGCTTGACATCCGTACTTAAATAGTGTATAATATGTACATATTCTGAAGAATAGAGCAATACAAACTATCCATCAGGGTATTTACTATTAATCTAATGAGGAAGTATGTATGAGTAAAGTGACTGTATCAAAAAAAGAGCAGGTACTAGGCGCACTGTTAGCTGGGCAACGTATCTCACCCGCTGAGATGTCAAGCCGCTTTGGTGTTAAAAACACTAGTGCAATGGCTTCAAGTCTTCGAATGGATGGATATCCTGTCTATCTAAATGAGGGCACCAAAGATGCTCGCGGTCGTGCGTTAGCTTCAAAGTACCGAATCGGCACTGCGTCTCGCAAAGTTATCGCTGCTGGTTATAAGGCACTAGCTACTGCATAACTAATGCGGCATATGGGGCGGGTGCAATGCTCGCCCCTTTATTTTCATAATGAGTTATAAGGTATATAGTGTGATATACGCCAGTGAGAATTACGACTTCCAAGGTCGAAAGCGAAAAAAACGCAAAGTGAAGGGTCTTCTGTATAAACGAAGAAAAGCTTCAGAGTTCGAAGAGATTGTCGATACACTGTATAATCATCGTAGTAGCAATCAAGAGTACCATTCTTCTCCAGATACTGTTGGAGCTGTTGGCTCTCTCGCGAGTCCGAAAAAGATAGAAGGATACACAGTATCTATACCCTACAATAAGGGTCCTTACCAAGTGATACCTGATAACGAAATAGAATATATAGGAAAATAGTCATGAACACGCCATCTATACTCAGACTGTTTTCAAACAAACTGCTTCGATGTGGTGAGTTTAAAAGCACCATAAACGGCGCTCCTTACTATGAAATAAAGGGAGTCGTAAGAGTCATGTGTCGCAAAGAACGTGACAGCAGCAAAAAAGGCACTTGGAGGTTTGTGCTGTACCAAGCCAATCTCAAGTCAGCCAATCACGGCAAAGTCATTCATAAAGATATGAGTTTTGAAGGAGCTTTAGCCTATGTAAAAGTGATGATGAAAAACAGCTATTACTGGAGCTACAGTGAAGAGCTTAACATATATCAGCTCGGTCAAGAGTCAGAAAATAGGAGGATCTAAACATGAAAAATGTTGTAGAATTAATGATAGACAATATCATGGAAGATTACACGATAAAGTCTTTTGACGAAATCGACTCTCTGACAATGATGGATCTGATTATGGTTATCGAAGACGGATTTGATGTATCGATACCCCTAAATGTCGTAGAGAATCTTTCTAGTAAAGATGACTTTCTAGAGAGGATACTTAAGGAATTGGGCTAGTAAATGAGCAATGGATTTTTAGTATTAGGTGATATCCATAATGAGTATCTGCTGTTTGCCAGGGCGCACTCATATGCTGTTACCAACAACTTACACATCGTTAGTGTAGGTGATGTAGTTGACTATGGCACCGAAGCTGCATCTACCATCACATACTCGCACAGATTACTGCTCCGAAGTGAAGCAACGTTTATAGAAGGAAACCATGACAACAAAATCTATAGGTATTTGAACGGTAATGATGTTAAGATATCTTATGGCATGACTTCAACAACACTGGCTGTTGAGGATGATGATGTGAAGAATGCATTCCTCTATCTATACGACCACATGAAGACCCATGTTGTTATAGGAGATACACATATAACTCATGGTGCATTCACGTCTTCATATTGGACGGATGGACCAAGCGGTAAGAAGTTTGACAGATCAAGACTCTACGGCGAGGTAGATAAAAATAAGCCCAGCATAGAGTATAACGGTTCTAACTATCCTGCTAGAACATACGAGTGGGTTGATGATATACCTTTCGGCAAGACTGTAATCGTTGGACATGATAGAAGCCCATTCAGTGATGTTCACGATAACATGGATGAAGTTGTGATTAGATTGAATGATCAGGGTGGAACCGCTATATTTACAGACACGGGTGCGGGCAAAGGTGGATTTATCAGCGGAGTTGTTCTGAGCGAGTTTGGCTTAGTGCAAGAGATAGTTAAGTTTAAAGGCTTGAGTGATAAGGAAATAAGACTATGAGTGGATGGCTAGTAGCTCTCACTGGAATCATATATTTCTATATTTGTGCAGAACAGTTATATCATAGAAATATTCCAATGGCTCTATGTTACGCTGGATATGCTTTTGCTAACATAGGGTTATATATGGCAGTCAGCAAATGACTGGTAACTCTTATAATGAGAATCTGGTCTGGTACGTAAAATGGACAGCTACAATTTTAGTTCTCGTATCGGTAGCCTTTCGCTTTGCTGGCACTGATTTTTACGTATTCGATCTAGCTGTTGGCGGACTCGGTTCAGCCATGTGGCTATGGGTCTCAATTCTCTGGAATGACCGCGCACTGATAATACTGAACACCGTCATGTTTTTGATGCTATTCGCAGCCCTCCTAAAACATATCTGATTTTTCTCACAAAATATCGAAAATAAAGCTTGACATTGCTGCCCAGTGTGATATAATGGTGTCTGAAATCGAGTAATAACAGAGAAAATCTATGAAAAAGCAGAATTACATCCTAGAAGTAGAAGTTAACGAAGAAATTTCATATAAGCATGATCCCATTCGCATTGAGAATGTGTCGGAAAATTCTGCAATAGCGGAGGCATGTTCAATCATTAAGAAGATATCTAAGAACTTTCTTCTGCCTGGAAGTGTTCGTGTGATGGTCGTTAACGAAGATAATGGCGAATCTATTCCAGTACAGTCAGAGAGTTGGTCATAATATGCACGTAAAAATAGGAAACTATCCCAAGCATAGATTCTACCACAATTGGTTATATGCGCTTGGCTGGACTAATGATGCGAAAGTCAATGTCCGTATTGACCCTTGGGATACGTGGTCTATGGACTCCACCCTTGCACTCATCATTGCGCCGATGCTAGAACAACTCCGTGATAGTACACACGGCGCACCGATAGTAGCCGACATTGATCGTCCAGAACATCTGATCGGCACTGTAGCAGATACTAGCAAGGGAGACGTGGATGAGTTTCACTTTGAAGCGTGGGACTGGGTACTAACCGAAATGTTGTTTGCTTTTGCGAGTAAGCACAGTGGCGATGGCTGGGAAAGCGATGCGTCTCAGAAGCGCATCACCAATGGCTTTCGTTTGTTCGGAAAGTATTACGAGGGGTTATGGGACTAAAATATCGAAAATAAAGCTTGACATTGCTGCTCAGTGTGCTATAATAGTGTCTGAAATCGAGTAATTAGAGAGAAAAAAAATGAGTAACGAAGTAACAGCATTTGGTATCATAAAGGCTCTCAAAGTGAGTGGCGAATTTTGTAGTGCAAGGATGGTTGCGCGATTGGCGAACATTGACGCTTCTAGCGAGAACCTTCAGATGATCATTGATGAGATGTATGATTTCAAAGAGTTGGGATTTTTGGAAGTCAGCAAAGAAAATCCCTTTGGAGGAAAACGACCTTGGTTCAAGATCGCTGATATGTACTAAAATAAAGGTTGACATTCCCCACCAGTGTGCTATAATAGAGTCTGAAATCGAGTAATAAGAGTATTCAAATGTTAGAGAAAAAATCAGTTTTAGCCCGATTGTTAGCCAACGAGAATATTTCCGTACAGCAGGGTAATTTTCAGTCTGCATCTTTTGATGTAGTTAATCGAGTATTACGCTTGCCCCTCTGGAAAGATGATATGTCGGCTGACGTGTATGATCTCTTCGTTGGACATGAAGTTGGTCACGCACTCTACACTCCTTCAGATCCCGATGTCTTGAAGATAGAGGGTGTGCCACATTCTTATATGAACGTGGTCGAAGATATCCGAATTGAGGAAAAACAACTTGAGAAATATCCAGGTCTAGTCTCTAGCTTTAAACGTGGCTATAGCGAATTGATCGAGATGGATTTCTTTGGCACTAAAGATCGAGACATTAACGATATGTCTTTTATGGATCGTCTGAACATTAAAGCAAAGGGTAGAGACTTGATTGAAGTAGAATTCTCCGAAGAGGAGATTCCCTACTTTAAGAAGGCAATGTCTGTAAAATCTTTCGATGATGTCGCTGCGGTCTGTAAAGAATTGGTCGCTTGGTTAGGGGGTGAAAAAGACCCTGAAGATAAAGAGAATGAAAGTGGCGATGAGTCTTCTGATGAAGAAAACTCTCCTCCCATAGATCAGTCTGGCGATGAATCTGCCGATGATTTCGGTGACGATTTCGGCTATGATGAATCAGAAGAGTCTGGCGAATCTGGTGATGAATCAGAAGAGTCTGGTGATGAATCAGAAGAGTCTGGTGATGAATCTGATGACCAAGCTCAAGCTAGTGACCAAGCCGATTCATCTTCTGACGATGAAAAATCTGATGAAGAGTCTGCTCCAGATAATTTGAAAGCAGGATCGTCTAAGCCAAACGGAAAGAATATTGAAGATTCTCTGCCCGAGGTTGAGACTGATACAGCCCAGCAAAAAAACACGTCTTCTTTAAATGAGGGTGAAGAAAAGTTGTTCGCCCAAGGAATGAGTCGAGCCCAGTATGAAATTTCGCGAGTAGAATATAAGGAGGTTCTTAAAAACAGAGCCGAAATCCGCGAGAAAAATCATGATCAGTGTGAACATACATATAAGCGTGCCGATAATCGGTTCGATGCTTTTTTGACTGACACCAAAAGTGTTGTTACGCTGATGTCAAAAGAATTCGAAATGAGAAAGGCTGCTTATCGTTCAGCTCGTGCCCGTCTCTCCACTAAGGGTTCTATTGACGTGAATAAACTTCACGCCTATAAGTATGACGACCAGTTATTCAAACAGGTTACTACTCTTGCTGACGGTAAAAGCCACGGCATAGTTATGCTAGTCGATTACTCTGGCTCAATGTCTAGTGTACTCGAATCTGTCATCAAACAGACAATAACACTAGTACTCTTTTGTAAGCGGGTCAATATACCATTTCAAGTATACTCGTTCACTACTAATCAAAACCGAGATGGAATTTTCAGGGATATCACTAATGCGGGTAATGGACTGACCGCTTTTAATGTCTCTAATCTTTCCCTGATTGAGTGTTTCAATAATAAGATGTCTAAGGGCGATCTACTCTATGCTATGCGAAGTATGTTTTACCATTCTCAATTGCCATATTGGGCTCAAGGTGATCTAGAGGCTCTAGGAAGCACCCCTCTGAACGGTGCGCTACTTGCATCTGAGTTTATTATCAAAGACTTTCTCAGGGTTAATCCAGTGGAAAAGTTGAACTTCATCACATTGACCGACGGTCACAGCAATCCCATAGACCTTACTGATGGGGCAGACGCTGACTGGAAAATGCAACGAATAGCTAAAAGGATTGTGATGAAAATCAACGGAAAGACTGTCGAGCTAGATAATGCTGCGTATGGCAGAGACGGCGAAAAAAACACTATGACGATACTCGAAGCAATCAAAGGTACTAGAGTCCAGGCTTCTAATTTCTTCATATGTCAGAAGCGGCAGATTCGCTCGGAAATGTATCGTGTGTTGGGATTTGATGATTCGCCCGAGCGCACCAAGCTGTACAATAGCATTATAAAGTCTGGAGTTTGGGTCACTGATAATACTGATGGTTATGACCGTCGATTTGTAGTCATCAATGGTTCCGATAAAATGTCTGGATCGACCGGAGAATTCCAAACTCAGGAAGATGCTACACCAGCCCAGATCACTAAAGCCTTTAAAAAGTTCAGCGGTTCTAAGAAGGGCAACCGAGTATTGACCCAGAAGTTCGCTGAATTAATTGCATAATATCGAAAATAAAGGTTGACTTTACCTTAAAAATCAAGTATAATACTTGTATAGAATGAAATAAACCACTGAGAGCGTACTAAACTATGACTATATCTAAGACCCAAAGTGAACTGTTGGAGATGTTCGTGTCTGCTAACCCAGAGAAAGAATCTTTTGAACGAGAAAAAATGTTCAAGTTTGCTCAAGAGCATGGCTTCTCTGGCTCTTGCGCTCATAATCTGCTGAAGAAAGTGCCACGAGTTAGTCGAGGTGTCTATAAGATGGTATCTTCAGCAAACGTGGTTCCTATAGCGACTAGGGTGACTAAAGCGGTCAAAGCAGCACCATCGGTCAAAGTAGCACCAAAGCAAGCACCGATTCCTAAAGCAATCGCTAAGGTACAGTCAACTTCTTCTGATGAAGTTTACATTCCCCCTGCTGATAAAAGCTTCGTGAAATGGGGCTACTTTAGTGATGTATCCAAGATCATTAAATCTAAGATGTTCTATCCAATGTATATCGCTGGTCTGTCTGGTAACGGCAAGACAATGATGGTAGAGCAAGCATGTGCCCTTGCCAAGCGTGAATATGTTCGCGTTCAGATTACTCCAGAAACTGATGAAGATGATCTGATTGGTGGTTTTCGCTTACTGAATGGCGAGACCGTCTTTGCAAAGGGTCCAGTCATCAAAGCGATGGAAGCCGGTGCGCTTCTCATGATCGATGAGATTGATCGAGGCTCTAATAAGCTTATGTGCTTGCAGGGTGTCTTAGAGGGTAAGCCAGTTCTGATTAAAAAGACTGGTGAAGTTGTGACCCCAGCGGCTGGATTTAATGTTATTGCTACCGCTAACACCAAGGGCCAGGGAGATGATGCTGGTCGCTTTATCGCTGCTACCATCATCGATGAGGCGTTCCTAGAGCGTTTCACAGTCACTCTAGATCAGCCATACCCTACTGCATCTACTGAGAAGAAGATCATCGCCAATCACATGGCCAAGTTTGGTGTAGATGATGCAGAGTTTGGTGAGAAACTAGTGCAATGGGGTCAAGCAATTCGCAAGACTTTCGAAGACGGTGGAATTGATGAAGTGATCTCTACTCGAAGGATCTGCCACATTGTACAGACCTATTCGATCTTCGGGTCGCGTATGAAGTCTATAGAGCTTTGTGTGAACCGCTTCGACAGTGATACCCGAGCAGCCTTCTTAGACCTCTACACTAAAATAGATGCTGATGCTGAGATCGAGGATGCCGCTGAGTTACCTGAAGAACTGAGTAATCCATAACGTCTACTATATACATTATAGTTAATCTTTCGGGGGCTTTGTTCCCCGAAATCTTATTTGGAGACTAAACTTGATACACATTTACGCATTACTTTCGACAATGATAATAACTATATTATATTCTGCATCATGGTCAGAAGAGTTAATGGTTCTGATAATGATAATCTTGTCGACCATGTTCTACAGTATAATATTCTTCGTCATTATAGGTTTTAAAACCATGTCTATAGTGGAAGGTAGAATGAGTACTGTGTGGCAAGTACGTACTATATTATTGTTAGCGTTGTATATGCTTTACGACTTAGGATATGCTGGTGCGTTCTACTACTCTTTGCCGTATATGCTTATGGGTTTATCAGCCGACTTATTTGCCACAGCAATTTCATTGGGATTGATTGAATATGAATCGTATGAGGATGAAGACGATGAGTGAAGAGCCGTGGAAAATTTGTAAAGCTAAGAAGCGCGTAGTATAAATAGTGCTTATATATCACATTTTATACCACGCAATAGAGAGAGTTTAGGCATGTTATCATTCGAAAATTTTATTAAGAAGCATGTTGAAGAGTTAGAAGAGGGTGTCAATGACCCGGCTATATTCAAAGCAGTCTTTCTTGCTGGTGGACCCGGTTCTGGTAAATCGTTCATTGTAGGTAAGACTGGTCTTCCAGCATTGGGATTTAAAGTCGTAAACTCTGATGATGCTTTTGAGAAGGGTATGGCTAAAGCCGGACTGGAGACTAATCCAGAGAACATATTCTCTGTACAGGGCCAAGAACTACGTGGTCGAGCAAAAGACTTTACTGCGCTTAAGCAGTCTATCTATCTTAAGGGTCGTCTTGGTTTAGTCATTGACGGCACAGGCAAGAACATCGATAAGCTAAAGAGACAGGCCACTATGCTGAAAGAGCTTGGTTATGATGTCTCTATGATGTTTGTCAATACTGATCTAGACACTGCACAAGATCGTAATCAGGCTCGATCTAGAACTTTACCGAGGGATGAGGTAGAGACTTATTGGAAAACTATTCAGTCGAATATTGGCTCTCTACAGACGTTTTTCGGTAAAGATAAATTTGTTGTTGTAGATAATTCTGAGGGCAAAGATTACAAAGCCGAAACTGTTCGCGCATATAGGGAAATTATTAAATTCTCCAAAAAGCCACCGACTAGTATGAAAGCAAGAGAGTGGATTAAATTGCAGAAAGCTGGTTATACCAAAAGACGATAATTTTTCTATACAATGGAGATTAGAATTGAATCTAAAAGAGTTAACTTGGGAAAACCATAAGTCTGCGGAAAGAAAAGAATTTGCTTCTATTCTACTCAGTGGTAGTATTGAACCGCAGATGTACTATACGTATCTCAATAATCAGTTTCACAATTATCTAGCACTAGAGTCCAATTTGCCTCTTGAGAAACTTGGACTATCTGACATTGCAAGAACTGGATTGATAAGAGAAGATATACAGGAACTAGAAAGTATGTATGGATTTGAATCCGACTTTGGAGACATAACTGCGTCTACTGCTGAATATAAAGAACACGTTGAGATGCTTCGTAGAGAACAGGACACAGACGGTCTCATAGCACACATGTATGTGCGACACTTTGGCGACATGTACGGTGGTTCCATTATCAGTAAGCGCACACCAGGTCAAGGCAAGATGTATCAGTTTGACGATGTAGAAACACTAAAGACCGAGGTGCGGGCTATACTAAACGATAGCATGTCAACAGAAGCCAATCGGTGTTTCCAATTTGCTATAAGACTATTCGAAGAGTTGTGTAGTGGAAAGGATACAGTTTCTAAATGAGCTTAGTGTGGGACAGCCTTATCGATCTACAGAATATCTTCATAGATCAATTCGCTTCTACTGGAACAGAGGTGCATGAAGCAGGAATGGAGAGATTCAATCAGCCTGGCTGGATCAATAGAGTCTGGTCGTGTGATGGATATCGAAGGGCACACGTTGATGTGGTTGATATGCGCGAGTCTAAAAAGGTCTGGATGATGCATGTCTGTGTATTTCCACATCTCAACAGCGATGCTCCGATCTACGGATTCGATGTAGTGGCAGGCCCTAATAAGATGACTGGAGCATTCCACGACTTCTCTGCTACGACAAATCTAGAGCATGATATGATAGATCACTTTGGTAAGATTGCGTCCAGGCTGCACTGGAAGCGAGAGAGAGAGCTTCCTCCTTGGGCTAAAGCAATCTTCACTGATCATATGATAGCTGCTGGTATGATCAAGGAACCGAACGAAATAGCGCAGATATGCAGTACTGCTGAAGAGACTCTAGGATACTATCTAGAGAATGTAGCCGACTACGCCGGATACTCTACAGTTGAAATGGGTGCAGCCGCACAGAATTATTATGCGTATAACCAGAAACAGAACCCCCATACTCCTAATGTTATGAAGAGTTTGGGTCTAAATGAAGATGACGTTGACTTGTTTGTTCAGCAGTCGTTGTTTCCAGAGATATAAATATGTGTAATAGACTAGTCAAGGAATAGAAGATGGGATGGCTTTTAATACCAAACAATCCGAATTGGCAATATGATAATGCACCACCAGACCCAGGTGCGACTATTACTTCCGGCAGTTTTGCGATAGGTACTAGATATAAGATTACCAATCTAAGCGGCACATCTGCTGCCCAGTGGCACACTGCTGCTGGAACTCAAAGTGGAGATTCTTCAGCAGCCCTATATCACGCTGATTATGTAGTGGGTGATACCTTTAAAGCTGCCGCAGCAGGAGCAGGAACTGGAAAAGTTGTATTGGCAGACTCTTCATCAAGAGAATTATGGTTAAAGCAAACTGCGGGAGTTCGGATACATACAGATCCTGCCGGAAAAGAACACAAAGTTTACACGAAAGTTCGTATGGTTGGAAGCACTGTTGATACTATGGGCGAGATAAGTAAAACATATTGGGATGCTCAGGGTACTGAAGATGATGATGTCTCATTCAGGACTTTATGGGAAACTACAGCAGACGGAGAAAGTATTACATGGCCATGTAATCAGGGTAGTGGATACACACCCACATTCGATGCCGTTATTGATTGGGGTGACGGTACTACCAACACAACGATAACCGCATACAATGATTCTGGTCTTACACACACTTATGCTACTGCTGGTGAGTATACTGTTCGTATTACAGGAACTTTCCCGACAGTGATATTTGGTGGCACTGCCCCAAGCAAAGATAAAATCAAGAAGGTTCTACAGTTGGGTAATGTAGGATGGAAAAATCTGAAAAGAGGATTCAAGGGTTGTTCTAACCTAACAGACTTCGTCGTGGGTTCAACTACGATGAATTTGAATGGAGATGGATCGAATATAGGAGAATGTTTGCGTGACTGCCCTTCATTGTCCAATGTCGACTTTTCTGGTGGCAACTTTGACACAAGTGGTGTCACCAATATGAACGCATTCTTGAGGTGTAGTGCCAGCGTTCCAGTCGGTGACACTGCCTTGACCACTATAGATGTTTCATATCTAAACACATCCAATGTAACGACTATGAATGGGTTTTTCAGGGATAATGACAATATTGAGAACCTTACTGGAATAGAGACATGGGATATATCATCTCTTAATAATTCCAATTCGCTCGACAATCGCTTTTTAGACCCAAACTCAAAAATGCCGACCGCAACATACGATGCCTTGTTAATTGCATGGGCAGCACAAGCACCGTTTGATGTAGACAACGTCAGGTTTGGTATCAGTACATATACTGGCGGTGGTGCAGCGGAAGCAGCGCGACAGACGCTGATAGACACTTATGGTTGGATTATTTCCGATGGCGGTGCAGCGTGATAACAAAAAATTCAGGTTCGGGATATTACATAATAGGGACTGGATTATTTTTTGAAAATGATAATATGGTCGTTTCCTATCCCGATGACACACCCGTTCAACAGTTCACCACTGAAGAACTCTTGTTGATTGCACACAGAGAACAGTTTCCAGAAGAGTATACTGATTAAAGGAAGATAAAATTTTTACAATACAAAGAATTCGTTGACGTAACATTGAGGCTAGGCAAACACTGGGGTTCGAACCCCCACGCTTCCACCTATAATCATTCTAAGAGTGTTTATAGGGGGAGCGATTTGGATTCGACTTGCTGGTAATAGGTGTTATTAGAATAGGTGATGTAAGCTACCTTAAACGCGAACAAACAATATAAATGCAAACGATGCGTTTTACGGTGATACAGCTATAGCAGCTTAAGACACCTGAGGTTTCGGTCCTCCCTTATTATCCAATTGGGCCAACTTTAAAATTAAAAGGTGATTAAATTATGACTAGTGTTATTATACCATCAACTGATGCAGACAAAAAACGAATTAAAGATTGTATGGACGAAATCAGTAATTCGTATCTCAGGCAGGAAGCCGAACGAGAATTCATCAAGGAAGCTATTGTGTCTCTAGAGGACGATGTTGGGATACCTAAAAAATATCTAGCCAAAATGGCAAAAATCTATCATAAGCAGAATATGTCTGAGCTAGTATCAGAGATTGAAGAGATAGAGGCTTTACTTGAAAGCGTGAAATAGTACTTGACATTTGTATAGTTACTATGCTATAATATACATCAAGAAATCAATATAGGAAATTGCCTATGAAACATATCACAGTGTTCTACAAAGAAGATTCCGACTCCACAGACGTTAGAGCCGAAGTTGTTGTGGACTCGTCCGGCAAGTATGGTATCGAGTTCTATACGGGTTCTGGTAATAATCCTAAGACAGAGTGGTACGAAAAAACTCTAAATGAAGTTAAAGATATTGCCGAAGACTGGGCTTGTAACGTTAAACTGTTGCGTGGTTAAGCTATTCAATCATACGAGGGGAATCAAATTACGAAATCTAAAGACGTTGGCATAGAATTGACTCAGTTAACTTCCGAGTCTATCATGAGAGAAATAAACTCGAATATCTTAAGAGGTGTTCCATACATCGATGCTGTTATTGCATATGCAGAATCGTATGGACTAGAGGTAGAATCAGTGGGGGAAATCATTCGAAAATCTCCTGTGCTAAAAGCTAAAATCTATCGAGAAGCCGAAGACTTGAATATGGTCGAAAAACTAACAAGGTTGCCTGTATGACAGAAACCTCTGTCTACACGACAAGAGATGCTTTTGACATATACAGCTACTATATGGCGTTGAGGAAGCACTTCACATCTAGTTATGATTTTGTTAAGTACGGCGGTAAGATGAGATTGAGTGTCGATTCTTTCGAGAGAAGGCGAGATAAATATTTCTTCTATAAACTCTCTAAGCGAAAGGAAGCTAAAGAATTCGTGTTAGCAAATCTTATCGTCAAGCCTGATATATGGATTGGTGATCTTGTAAGCGAAGAAGCGAATAAAGTTTATACTGAGTGGTCAAAGAGACAGCAGTCATTGTCTTACTTATTTAAGAATGATTTGGATGAATTGAATGATGATTTTAACTCAAACTTTATAGTTAACGATGGTCAGTATCCTCGCTTACTTCAGCTTTTCAATGCTAAGAATTTGTCTATAGAGACACTGATAATACTGGGCGACATGACTGGCTGTTGGAACCACTGGGATAAGAAAATAAATGACACTATAATTTATCCCAGCATTTGTATGACTGCTAAGAAGTACGCGCCCTTCCTTTCATACGATAAGGGAAAAATGAAGTCTATCGTCACTGAGAAATTTATATGATGTTTTACTTGACAAACACGATAGAATGTAGTATAATTACTGTAACAAAAAAGGAGCATGTCTATGATAACGACTTTATAATAATGGCAGTATAAAACGCAGTACAAAAACGTAACATAAATCGTATATTAAAATTGAGGTATCACAAGATGACAACATCTTTTGCAGCACTAAAAAAATCACGTAGTAGTTCTTTCGACAAACTGAATTCTGAACTACAGTCTATGGGCAATAAAAGCAATAAAGGAGACGACCGTTACTGGAAGCCTGAAGTTGATAAAGCTGGAAATGGCTACGCAGTAATTCGTTTTTTGCCCGCACCAACCGGTGAAGATGTACCTTTTGTTCGTGGATGGGATCACGGCTTTCAAGGACCAGGTGGATGGTATATCGAGAACTCTCTCACTACATTGGGTCAAGATGATCCAGTCTCTGAGCATAACTCTAAGTTGTGGAACTCTGGTCATGACGAAGATAAGGAAGTCGCTCGTAAGCAGAAGCGTAGATTATCCTACACTGCTAATATCTACATCGTACAAGATAGTTCAAACCCTTCGCGAGAAGGTCAAGTGTATCTATACAAGTTTGGCAAGAAAATCTTTGACAAACTAAACGATGCTATGAATCCACAGTTTGCCGATGAAGATCCGATCAACCCATTTGACTTTTGGGAAGGCGCTGACTTCAAACTTAAAATCCGTCAAGTCGAAGGCTATCGCAACTACGATAAGTCTGAATTTTCTTCTGTAGCTGCACTGTCAGATTCGTCTGGTACTGCACTGTCAGACGAGGCTATGGAAGAAGTTTGGAGTAAAGAGCATTCTCTTTCCGAGATTGTTGATCCTAAAAACTTCAAAACCTATAATGAACTGAAGACTAAGTTGTACAAAGTTCTAGGTCTTGATGGCAGTAAACACGCACCCACGACTACTGCCGAGGATGACAATACGTGGATGGAAAGTACTAGCGCATCGAAAGAGCGAAAGGCTCCTGAAGTCGAAAGTACTCCATCCCCGTCTCTTGCAAGTGATGACGGAGATGATGAATCTCTAGATTTCTTCAAGAGTCTAGCCGCTGATAGTTAAACTATCTGGCTAGAGGGAACGGGCAGCTCACGAGCGCGTGAGTTGCCCTTTTTTATGCTTAGAATCCACCGCCACCTTTACTTGCTAGATTGCCTGGCGGCTGTATGAAGATACTAGTGTTTTTCTGCTGATTTTGTCTATTAATTGTTGTCACTACAGGTCCAGGTGCTGACACTGCAATATTAGCTGCTTGTTGTTGCTGTTTAGCACTTTTTGCATCTTGATTGAGTATAGAGTGAGCTATTGCAGTTGCTGAAGAAGATGTCTCAGCGGGAGCGATTGATTGGGCTGTCGGAGAAACTCTAAGAACACCTACACTCCTATCCCTTTTAATTGCATCTGGCGTAGAGACAGTCTGTTCTTTTGCAATTGCATCTGGCGTAGAGGCTAGATTGTTCATATCTCCAAATATATCAACAGCCTTAGATACTTCATTCAATTGAATATTGGGATTATTTATTAGTCCTTTGCCAAAGTCTACATCAGCTTGTCCATCGAACTTTACCTTATTACCAACAGTCAGTCCTTCTAAGATAGGAATCGATTTGGATAGATTGACAGCCAATTTATGAAAGTTTACTTCTGAGTCTGAAATTTTAATAGTGGAAAATGTAGAGAGTGCTTTAGAAAACTTATCTAATGAGTCGGCAGCTTCATCTAGCTTATCGATTTCGTCTGTGATTGCGGTTATCTCAGAGATCATACTATTATCGCCGAAAGTGAATGCACTTTTTAATCCAGAGAAAAAGCCGTCGCTAGTGAATATACTTAATCCCTCACCGATGTTCTCCATTGTGGCAACAAAGTTACTGCCGTCATCTTTTACATTATCTGTTATTGACGTTAGTATATCAACCTCATCTTTAATGCCTTGTGCGAAGTTTTCACTAGTGAATAGCTGGATGATTGACGCGAAGCCCTTACCCGCTCCAAATGCTACTAGACCAGCTCCTATACCAGCCATCACTTCCAAGAAACCGGCACTTCCTTCAGGTGTTTGCGCGCCAGGCAGATTAAGTATAGAGAGTAGGGTCCCGACTTCTTCCTTTATATCGTCTGCAAAATTGTCGCCTTTCGTAAAAAGTCCAACAGCCGAGCTTAATCCAGAAGCAGCAGCACCAGTCGCTTTACCTATACTAAATGCTACTAAACCTATTCCTATATTTGCGAGTACGTCTGCAAGCACTTTTGATTTCTGAGCGTTGACACCATCTATCTCAAGTATCTGTAGAAGAGATGTGACATTAGATAGAATATCTGCTCCCCAATTATCACCACCAGCCGTAAGGGCACTAAGTCCGCCACCCACAGCAAAGGACGTTAGACCACCTCCAATTTTTTCCAGCACTGCCGCAAGGGTATCCGCACCATCTTCACTCACGTCATTTATCTCAAGTATCTGTAGAAGGTTTCCTACGTTAGCTAGAATACTTTTGCTCCATTCAGTACCATCGCTGAATTGGTTAACTGCTGCGCCTACTCCAAATGCCAGCAGACCTGCTCCTATAGCAGCCATTGCAGAAGTGAAGCCAGCAACATTTCCAATGGTAACACCCGGCAGGCTAGGTAGCTCTAGAAGAGATGTTACGTTATCTTTTATTGCGTCTACCCAGCTACCATCACCTTCAAATTTATTCAGCACTACTGCTGATCCTGCGCCAACACTAAACGCAAGTAGACCAGCACCCAAGCCAGTCATAGTGGCTATAAACGCGCCATTAGTCACAAAGAAGTCTCCAACTCCATCAAAATCGTCTGAGATTGCTAATAGCTCACCCACATTCTCTCGAATTTTTTTACCATCCAAATCGTTAAGTTGTTCTAGTAAAACTCCAGCGCCACCTAGAAGAGCGCCAGCGCCTGCCAGAACAGCACCCAGGCCTATACCGGCGCCAGCAGCCCCGAGTCCTACTCCACCACCCAGAAGACCACCCAGAAGACCACCTTTCTTTTTACCACCTGCTTCTACGGTGTCAGCGCCACCGCCATCACTCATGACACCTAGACCAGAACTGCCAACAGGCTCATCTTTCGCAGAAGACTGTCCGAGTTGTGCCAGTCGTGCGGCCTTTTCATCCGCATCTTCGTTATTCAATATAGTAGTATTAGCCGCGTCTACCAACCCTCTGAGAGACGTTGTTTGATCAACCAAAGAAGATTGCATCGATTCTAATACAGGTGTTATTTTATCAAGAGTCTCTTTAGAGAGATTTACTGTCTTTGGTTTTCGAGTGAAGATGTTAGTGAGGGCATTCCCCTCCACATCTTTCTTTTTATTTTTCTTCTTTGCCATGATCGTAACCTATCTATCGTCTTTTTTATTGGAATATGCTTGAGTTGTGTAAAATGCTGCAACTATAGCTGCAACTGATACGAAATATGTTGGAGCAATATCGCCTAACGTCTTAGATGCTTCATCTAATCCAAAACCAACTGTCACTATTACAGCAAATGGATATAACAGCATACCAAATAGTGCAAACCACGCCATTTGCCTCTGAGCGTCTTCTCGCTTATCCCTATTCTCAATCCTTTGACGTTCTTCATGTAGGGCTAAAGCGTTCTCTTGATCATCGACAGTTCCATCGATGTTTAAATCTGGATCAACGTCATGCACGTACTCGTCTTTATGAAACATGCGCCGGTTGGTTGACATTATACTATCCTTTTATTTCGACTTACTCTCTTCTATATAATGTAGCAACATACCAACATAGAGATCGCGCTCATATGGTATGAGATTTTCTATCTCACTTATCTGGTATTTATAGTGTTGAGCCAGCGCGAAGACATTCTGATAATATAATGTCAAGCTATTATGACTCAACATTACGTAAAAAAAGTGTCTATACCCTCCATAGTAAACGTCTTTTCTTTCCCAGTATTGTCTTTATAGGGTATGGAGTACTTCATACGAGGTACTGTCTCAAAGAATTTTTGCATTGCTGTAACAGTTTCTTTAGTGAACTGGCCAACAAATTCATCAATCTCTTCTGAGGTAAAGTCCGAAAACTTTAGAACTTCATCTGTGGTCTTATTCACTAAACAGTCTATACATTGAACCATTGATCTAAATATTACTTCAGTCTCACTTTCGCCTTCATGTTCAGGGATTAATGCTTTAATTCCTTCTACTGTTGGATACCGCATCATTAAATAGTAATCATCGTTTAAAACAACTTCCTTATTATGATCTTGATTGTGTGTGATCTCAATTTTATTGATGTCTATTGACAACGCAATCTCTTCTTCTGTGTCAGGATCTTTAACGCTGAAGGAAACTTTGTTATCAACAGACTTTGCGCGAATACATATAATAATATATTCTAGATCAAAGATTGGCATAGTATCAACGTTAACGCCAATTACACAGTTGTTGATAATTTGCTTAATCGCTAAAATAATTTGATCAATATCCTTAGACTCTTGCGCTATTAGCAAAATCTTTTCTTCTTTAACTGTGAAGGGTCTATACTGTACCTTTTCTCCAGTAGATGGTACAATCAAATCAAATAAAGGCTGATCAATTTTTGGTAATCCCATGCTGTACTCTCCTATAGTATAAAATAATTAAAATGCGTTATATATTGTACTTACGTTAACTCCCTGATTTATTAAACTTTGTAGATCGGTTGGTCTGTCCAAGCCTCGAATTGCTTGAGCGAATGTATTTATTGCAGACAGATAACTCAGTAGTCCGTTAGTGCTTCCGTCTTGTCCGATTAATTGACCCCTAGATTCACCAGTTAGTTCTATTTTATCATAAGCAAACCCTACAGGAAGAGTCATAACTTCTCCACCATTTGCCCATGCTTGAGTTATGTTACCAACTTGTACAGGATATACTTCAGTCATTTTATATTGATACGTGATGACCTCTTGATGCCAAGAGTATACTGTTATGACAATTGTTGCTTTTCCATACTCCTCTTGATATCCTATTTCATATGGCTGTAGTCCTCCACTGGAAGACAGATTGCCAGCTGCGGTAGAATAGTTTACGATTTTTTGAACCCAGGCGTGAAAAAACTTTAGCATTTCAAAGTTACTGTCTACCATAAACACTGTGGGCAGAACGGGCAGTTCAAGCCCTATGGGTCGTCTAGTTGTAGCGCCAAATGCTTGCTTCTTATAATTCGTAGTCTGTAAATCTATTTCAGGTAGTGTGACGCTACGACAAAAAAAGTTCATGTCTTGCCCCATCTTATTATCAACGGGTGCGTTTTGAATTGATACCATAAAGAGGTTATCTGCTGCTAAGCCGTGCTTACTTAAGACTCCTTTGAAATCTGCAATATTAAATCCCATTACTTTATCCTATTTTTTTTCTTGAGTCAGTCCAGACTTGCTGCTTTGAAGCACCCTGGAATCTTTCGGTTGGTAGCCATATTGCTATGTCCCACTCTGTAGGATATATATACATAAACTGGCTCTTTACTTGAGTCGTAAGATATCTCTTAACACAGGGCTTGAAGGGTGCGAACTTAGCTGCACCGTCTAACATATTATAGTTCAATTTAAGTCTTGTAGTCTCATCATAGTTGTTATTGTTCGAAGTTTCGTACAGCGCATCCATTAACTTAGCTCTAAGAACTAGCGGTAGATAGTGAAGATTTAGACCAAGAAATCCACCTGGCACCTTTTTAAATGGAAAGACTAAAGGAAATCTATCGAAATAGGGTAGAGTTTTTTTATGTTTCGCATCATAGTAATACATGTATAGCTGACCCACCATGGGCTTAACTGTAAGTCTGGAAGCATCTTTTTTCAGAAGCCTAGCACTATTAACTTTTCCGTAGTCTCTAGCCGTCTGTCTATACCACTTTTTAGCAGCAGCAGATTGAGCGGGTACTTTACCACTATTAGCACCCTGTTTGAGAATTTTGTCGAAGACTGTGGCCATTTTGCTATCCGTATTATAATATAGTATTTATATCAATTCAGTTGACTATCTTATTTAATACCTAACTCATTTTCAGTTATAATTTGCCACTTCCAGCCGCGATCTTTACAATATTCTTGAGCAGCTATCCATTTAGCTTCGTTTACTCCCCAAGTCTTGACTTCGTTTATATAACGCTTAGTTGGCTTGTTACCACGCTTAGTGTTCTGAATTTTAGGAGGGTGTGTCTGAGCATAGGGCTTTACCTCAATCAATATCTTCTCTTTCTTCTTATCTCGTGAGATTTGCTCAACATAAAAGTCTGGAAAATATCTATGCCATTTACCGTCAATGGGCGAAACGTATGGTATAACTATCTCTTCGCTTGACCATTTCATAACATGTGGGTGACGATCTAAATACCTAGCCATCTTAAATTCCCACGAACTTCTATACACTATATTCTTTGGATCACCTAAATACTTATCAGGATTCTTAGGATTAAATTTACCTTTGTACGTTTTATACATCTCAAACTCATATAAATATATCGTAGTTACTATTTATAACAAGGATTAGTATGTTAAGATTTCCAGAAGATATTGGCGCGCATTATATTGTGTTGATGTTTAAAGAGTACGTCTATACAGGCGGTGGTGTTCACTCAGAGTTTACCAGCGGCGGAGATATTGTACTACCTTTGCCAAAGTCACTACAAGACTCGTTAAACGTTAAAGTGGGAGCAGACGAGCTTGGCATACTGGGGTCGTTGTCGGCTGAGGGATCGGCAGCAATGGCAGGGCAATCTTTTAGCGATGTTGCAGGCAAGCTCAAAAGTATGATGTCTACAGTGTCTAATCAAGCCACTGCCGCTGGAGAAACTGAATCGTTGGCAGAAGGGTTTTCTATGCTCGCGGATTCAGCCGGCTTTTTGGCTGCTGCTGGACTAGGAGTAATTGCTCCAGATGTCGGAAAAGGTCTGTCTGCGGGAACAGGCACTGCTATTAATCCATATGCGACACTTGTATTCAGTGGAGTTGATCTTAAGACACATACGTTCGAGTGGACATTATCGCCCAGTAGTGCAGATGAATCAAATACACTAAAAGAAATCATTAGAAAAATACAAGAAAATATCGTACCTGAAGTGAGTGGGGTCGCAGTAACGGGAGGATCTACCACACTAGCTCGTGGTTTATTGCGATATCCATCTATGGTAGAGGTTAGATTTGCGGGAGTAGACTTCTACAAAATAAAGACGGGGATGATCAGTGCATTTGCTGTTGATTATGCTCCAGAAGGTATTGCAATACACAAACAAGGTAAACCCGCTGTAGTGAGAATTACTATGACTATGACTGAAGCCGCGATTCATACAAAGGATGATTATAAAGCATCCTCAGCGCCAGGTGGAGCAGGTGCAGGACAAAATGGCATCGAATTAAATCTGCCAGATATTGACGTTGGTCAGTTTACGTCTAATCTGTTTGGCTCGTTGGGTGAGGACTAGTCATGAGTTATTTCAGTAAATTTCCGCAAATTAAATACAATAATGCAGACGTGCTTGATCTCACTCGGCGAGTTAAATTAGCAAATGCTACGAGAGCATTTAATTATCATCCCTATGTAATAGCAGAGG